GTGATAATGTTCCATGCTGGAAGGAAGAAGATGTTTCTGATGCTCTTAGTAAGAATGCCACCATCCTTGTCTACCAATCCACCGATTCAGATGAAAGACTCGGTTTAGTCGCTGTCTAAATTTATTAAAATAATAATATAAAATAATTAAAATATATTTAAATTTAACTTTATTAAAAATTAAATTTAATTAAAAATATTATTTAGAAATTAAAAACACTTGAAAGAGGTCTTAAATCAGCCTTATCTCTTTGAGTATTTACTGGAATACTAAGTGGTACATTATTTACTCTATCATATGTTTCTAAATATTTTAAATGTGCTACAAGTGCATTATAAGCCGTTGGAACTACTTCTTGTAAAAATTTCTCATTTAATCTTTGAACTTCAACATTTAATTCATATGTATTTGTTACAAAAGCAAAGTATGTATATCTCATAACAGTTAACATTTTCTCTCTTTGTTGTGGTTGGATTCTGTATGCTTTTCCTAATTCATTCTTTGATATTTCTAAAACTTCATTTACTATACTATTATTTAATAATAAAATATTTTCTTCGCTAAAAAAAGTAAGTGATACATCATTAGCTTCAGTATCAAGTAATCTACTTACAAATTCAAAATGAGGAGCGTTTTTAATAGTATTATAGTTATTAATATTATCGTATAATTTGGTAAAATCATCAACTGGAAAGTCTTTTTTATTCATATATAATTATCATAGAAAATAATTATATATTAATAATATATATTTATACAAAGTATTTATACAAAGTATTTATACAAAGTATTTATACAAAGTATTTATACAAAGTATTTATACAAAGTATTAGATACTATATACATCTAATCTATGGTCACTATTTAATTTGTAATTGTCTCTATATGTTTGTAATATTTCACCGCCATTATATTCACATAAACTATGGGGGAATGTAGATTTAATGCTATCGACAGTTCCTTCTCTATCTACAAGTAATTTCTTTTTATTATCATCGTCTTTCATATAAACAGCCCATACATATTCTTCATATCTTTTTTGGTATACAACCATGTCTCCTTTTAATAATTTTGGAATTTTATTAACAGATATTAAAGCTCTTTCATTTGATGTTATTACATTTCCAATCTTAGTATGCAAGTAAGAACCAAAGAATTTTGTAATATAATGAGATATATCTTTTTTATCTGAATTTGTTTCTATATTTATATTGTTAATTAAATTTATAATATCTTGGTCTGGTCTTGTAATATCAGCACTAGTATGTAAATATTTTATAGCATCTTTAAATTGTTGGAAAATAGCATCATTGTAATTTCCAACTATTGTGTTTGATTCTGCACCTTGTTTATCAAAAATAGGTGATAATATTTTATATTTAAAATCATCTGTTCGTCCTTTATTTTTATTAAGAATTATATTATCATATTCAGTATCAACATCAATATATCTACTATCAATCATAACAAGATATCCAAGATTTGGAACAAAGTATTCAACACCATCTATTTTATATACCCAATGACCAATATTCGATGGATTAGCAAATAAATCTTTTATAAATACATTGTTTTCAATATTAAAGTTTCTAAAGTAAATTTTATGTTTTTGTAATATATACATTGAGTGTATTAATTGGAATAATACCGATTTCCATATCTTACTATTATGGTAACCAGTATTTTTCATTTCTCTTCGTGAAGCTAATTGTTGGTATATTTTAGACATCCAATACTTCATACTTGTAGTAGGTGCTTCAGTTAATATAATTAATGATTCACCACTATCTTTATTTGATTCAGTTATATTGTTTGGGTCAGGATTTATCATTTCATTATTTTTATAAGAACTTAAATTCTTAATAACACCGTTCAATATATTATTATTATTTTTAATATTATCACTAGATTTATGTTTATTAATAATTCCATTTAATTGTTCATATTTTAATTTTGAATGTTTATCATATTTGTGAGTTATTAAAGATACAAAGTTGGGTGATTCTTTAGTTTTTAAAATACTTTCTCTAACATATTCATAGTATTTAAATTCTCTCCACAAGTCAAAGTTATCGTGTGTGATATCAGGCATAGTATCTACATTTTTAGCAGCAACACTTAAATTATAAATACGAATATTTAATCCAGAAGCAAATTTTGCTATTTCTAATCTTGATTTTTCAGCATTATATTTGAGTGGGTAAGCCGCATTATAAATCATAAAATCAATTGGAATATTATGATATGGAGTAGCACCATTATAATATGGATTGAATTGAAGGACTGAAATGTAGGATAATAAAGATTCATTACCTTTACCTGCTTGGAGGGTCATATCTTCTCCATCTCTTCTTTTATTAATAGAGTTTCTTAAGAAACTTGTAAGTTGAAATCTTTCTCTTAAAGACGAGTATGATAAAGTATGTTGGTCCATTGGAAGTACATCTTCATAAATACTATTTAATTGAGAGTGACCTTCACCTGGATTACCGAGATTTATATTATAAACATTTTGTAAAGGAATTTGGTTTGGTTTATGAAGATTAGGGATTGGATAACCACCAGGCATATGATTATATTCTGGAATAAATGGGGATGGATACATTTGATTATTATAAATATCAACAAAAGCGGGTTGATAGTTTTTAGGATGAGTATGTCCCGCCGCACCAGGCATTGGCATAGCAGGTTGATATACTTTTTGTTCTGCTAATATTGGTGTCTGAGTTACATTTGTTTCATATTTTGCTCTGTATGGTTTATTAGATGAGTCATATGAATTATTTTTTTCGTATTTTTCTCTTGGATTCATATCTCTAGGTGGGCCACCAGGGCCACCTGGGCTATATGGTCTTGATGGTGGGCCACCCGGGCTATGTGGTGAGTACGGTCTTGATGGTGGGCCACCAGGGCCACCTGGGCTATATGGTCTTGATGGTGGGCCACCTGGGCCACCTGGGCTATATGGTGGGCCACCCGGGCTATGTGGTGAGTACGGTCTTGATGGTGGGCTACCAGGGCCACTCGGGCTATGTGGTCTTTCTGATGGTGATTCTGAATCTGATTCTGTTGTCATATTATCTCTATATTTTGGTTTGAATTTATTATCATATGGTTTATTATCATATGGTTTATGGAAAGATTTTTCTTTTGATTTATCATGATTTGGTTTATCATGATATGGTTTATTATCATATGGTTTATCATGATTTGGTTTATTATCATATGGTTTATGGAAAGATTTTTCTTTTGGTTTATCATGATGAGGTTTAACTGGGGGTACAAAATCACCAGCATTAGAGTATTTATCTGAATCATTATCTTTATTATCTCCAGTATGAACAGTACCTTTTGGTACATCAAATTTATCCATTACACCACCTTCATATCCATGTTCCCAGGTATTTCTTTTTCTTGGTTTTAATCTCATTGGATTAATATAATCTGGGTTTTTCTTAATAGTTTGTTCTGCAATAATATTATTTGGTTTTCTAATTTGCATAGGTTCTCTATTTGCCATATATTGTTGTCTTTGTTCATTAGTTACAAATGGGTTATTAGGAACTGGGTTTGGATTCTTAACTGTCATATCACCGCCTGTTTGATTAGATTCTCTTCTTTTTAACTTTGATGATTTTTTTGATTTACTATTAATTTTTCTATTCCCAAATATAAATTCATCTTTATTATCTGTCATCATAATATCACTATTTTTCTTTTCAGTATATTCACTAAAGAATTCATCTTCGATTAATTGGGCTGGACTAAATAATTCTACATTTTTCTCCATATAATAATTATTTTTATTACTTCTATATTTTTGTGGAATAATTTTGTTAATAAAGTCGGTTGTATTTTTATCACAACCAGACATATCTATTATATCTAAAAGATTATTTAAGAAAAAATGTAAATCAAAGTAATGATTATTTTTATTACCAAAAGGTATTTTCATACCATTACCATAATATTCAGGTATTGATGAATAATTAAAATTACCTATCTTTATAATAAATGTATTCTTTGGAATATAATATTTTATACCATTAAAAATATAATTATCATATTCTGATGATGATTTTTTTAAATATACTAATATATTTTCTGGTGATAAATTATTATGCCTAAAATATTTATATTCATTCTGAATTACTGCTAATGTATGAATTAATTGAAATAATAATTTTTTTAAATCACATTGATTTGAAGAGATGTATTCTTTTAATGTCATACTTTTAAAAAAATTTTCTCTAACTCTAATTGAAAATAAATCTAAAATTTCATTATTATTTACTTTTTGCTTTATTGAATTGTAACCACTTACTTTTGATATAATATCTTCAAATTGATTAAAGCTTACATCGATATTAATTATTGGTAATAAAAGATGATTGGTTGTATTATTTAAACTTAAATATGATAATAAATATGAAAATAATGATTCGTTATTATTAAAACTACTCAAATTATCTATATTATTTTTACTTTTATATGGCGTTACATATAATCCTACATTAAATCCATCAGAATATCTTTTTAATACAATAGTATTAGTATTTTTATCAAAATAAATTTCTTTAAATTTACCTGTAAATAGGCTTGATATCATATCATTATATTCTTCCGAGTTATTTTCTTTTATAATTTTTATATCATCTATATTAATATTTTTAATATCTATTTTACCTACTTTTGAATTAAATTTATCATCTGAATAAATAAAATTATAAAGCAAGTTTATTTTATCTTCTAATATATTCATTATATATAATTATATATATTTTATTTTAAAATATATATATATTTATTAAAATTCCAATGCAAATAAATATATATATCTAAATGATAAAATTGAAGATAGATATATATATATTTATTTATAAAGCAACTGTACAATCTTCATAATATACGCCTCTAAATGTATAATTTGCCTAGTTCCTTTATTCATCCTCAGTTCGAATTCAGATGTTATATTTATAACTTGGTATTTTATTTTATTATCATCAATATTCTTTATTAGATTTTTCATAATATGTCTAATTACATTTTTTAGATTTAGATTAGTAATAAATAATATATAAATATATTCTCTACATTTTTTAATAATATTATTTAAATCTTTCGATGTTTTAATATTTGATATAATTAATTCTGCAATTTTTTCTACAATTATTTTCCAATCCTTAAAATTAGATAAATTATTTTTTTTTAATTCTAAATACCATATTATTTTATTAATATTGTTATCACCATTATCAATAATTTCATTAAAATCTTTAATATTAATATCAATATTTTCAATATGAGATATTTGTAAAACCATGTTGAATATTTGATATTTATTTGGAAGTGGTACTCGTACCATCAAACATCTACTTTTTAATGGTTCTATAATTTTTGAAAGTTGATTACTAATAAAAATAAATTTACAGGTATTGGCATATTTTTCCATAGTCCTACGTAATGAAGCTTGTGCATAATAATTTAAATTATCAATCTTATCAATTACTACAATTTTAAATAGTCTCATATTTTTACAAATACTTAACATTTGAGACCGGGCATAATCTTGAATTATATCCTGAATTAAATACTTGTCAAACCCATTATTATTTGGTTCTATAACAATATGATGATTTGATTGTTTAATCATTACTTTTGTTTTTGTATTGCTATATCCATTAATTGTATATTCAATTTCTTGTAATTTTGATCCTGTTTCACCAAATATTTTTTTAATTAATTTATTTGTAATATATTCTTTTCCACAACCATCTGGTCCATAAAAAATTAAATGTTGAAAATTGCAATATTGAAATGATTTATTATTAATATAATCTAATGATTCAATTACTTTATCATTATTATTTTTAATATTGTCAAAATTATCATAAATACTCGAATGTGTATCAAATGATTTAAGTAATCTATTTAAAATATTTTGATGACAAGCGATGGAATTAATATTATTATAATATTTGTCTATTAGAAACATTATAATAATAATGTATAATATATTTAAATGTATATATTATCAATTTTTAAAAAATTGATAATATAAATATTTAGTTAATAATTTACTATAAAAATTATTGTTATGAATGTATGTAAAAGACAAAAAAAAACAATTTTTAAACAATCCAAAATTATTAGATTACTGGATGAAAGAGAATTTAAATGAAAATATAAAAATTAATAATAATAATAGTAATAATAGTAAAAGCTATAATAAACTTGATAATTTTAGTAAATTAAAAGTAAATACAAATAAATAATTGTATTATGATATTAGAAATTTAAATAATTGTATTATGATATTAGAAATTTAATTAGTCTTAGTTTATCTTTCCTTTCAGGAATTTTAGTTTTATTTTCAAGTATTTTAATCATTTCATCTAATGATTTAGTTTTTTTAATATCTAAATATATTTCATTTAAATTATCATATCCACCAATTAATATCTTATTATAATATATTTGTGGAAATGTTTTTATTTCTCCGAGTTGATATTTTGATTTATCTTCAAATGAAATATTAACTATATTTACATTAATTTTTAATTCGTCTGCTTTGTTTATATTTTTTATTAATTCTTCTGCCGCCATCGAATATGGACAACCGTTCAAACTTATTACTTTAAATTCGTTCATTATTATATATAAATATAAAATTATTTTTAATTTAAAAGAAAAATCTATTTATGATTAATATTAAATGAATTCTTCATTAATACAATTATTAGCTAGAGATGAGATTGATGATAAATATATAGGTAATGATAATTCTTTATTTTTTGATGATTTTAATTTACCAATAAAATCTTATAAGCAATATGATTCGGAAAAAGAACAAATAATTAAATTTGATGATACATTAAATATAAATTTAGATTATAAACATCATTATTTATCTGAAAGTTACATAAAAGTAAAAATACCATATTTTCAAATGTTTAAAAATAAAATATCTTTATCATCATCAAATATTGATAGTGCTATAAATAAAATAATATATGATAATCATGACACATATTTATTTATTATTAATAGTAAATATTATTTAATTCCTGAATTTTTATTACAATCAAATATTAACTACGGGGTTGAAAAAATATTATTTTCTAAAATAAAAGAATATTTTAACAGTACTATTGAATATTATATTAATGATAGTGAATATATATATTTTGCAAGTTTTGAAAGATTAAATTTTATCAGTGATTTAATACCGTTGTTTTTAACATTCAATGATACATATAATAAACATTATTTAGAGTTATTAAATAATAATTTAACAAATACTCAATTAAATATGCCTATTTTAACATCAACAACCTTTAATAAATATCTTGAAAATATAATTAAAAACAATATGTTTCATAATTACCAAAATTTAAATCATCATGATGATCTTACTAATTATTATAATATTATTCAAGATGAAGTAATGTATTTTATAAATCATTATTTTAATAATAAATCGATCGAAAATTATAATTTTGATTCATATAAAGCAGTTGAATATTATAATTTAAATAATTACGAGATTGAATTAAATACTTATATAGAAAGTACTATTACTAAAAATTCATTAATTTTACATTATATTTTAAATAATTTGTATACAAATAATAATAATACATTTACATTTTATAAAAAATATTTAACTACGACTGTAAATTATGAATCGGAAGTCAATATAACTAGTAATGATATATCAGATATAAATAATTTGGGTGGTAACTTGGTAAGTAGATATTATCCAAGATATACATTAAAAATAGAAACTGATTTATTAAGTGAATATTATAATTTACCTACGCTTTTTAAAAGATTACCTTTTAATTTTACAACAGATATGTCTTTTAGAACATTAAATAATAAGATATGTACATATCAAGTTAATAATAATGTTTATACTTTAACATTTGATGATACGACAACGTATGAAGAAACAACTATTACTATTTTAATTACAACAGATAATACTAAAAATGACGCAAATATTGATAATATTATAACTGATAATAATATTAATACTGAGTTTGTTGAAAATATTAAAACAAATTTAGAAAAATTGGATTATAATTTTAATATCAATATTATTTTATTTAATAAATTTAAAGAATTTTATTTTGGAGTTGAGGATTTTGTAAAAACATATTTATATAATTTAAATCTAACTAAAGAACAAATAAAAAATATTTTTATTGGATTAAAAGTATATGAAAATAAGTTTAATAAAAATTTGAGTGAAATTAATTTTTTAACTAATGATGATTATACTTTAGAATTTAATACCATATCAAATAATTATCCTGATATTTACAAAATAAATACAAAACCACAAGATCTTTATAATATTTATTTATTAAGTTTAACTGATTTTAAAAATGAGATATCATTATCATCAATATTTAGCGATACTACATTTATTGATATTTATTTTAACAAAATTGTATCATATTTTTATAATAGATTTGTAAAAATATCAAGTATTGATAATAGTATTAGTAGTAATTTTAATGGTTTATTATTTTATTTTAATATTGAAAATAAGTTTTATATTAATAAACAATTTTTAAGAGATTCTTTTGAAGAATTATTTAATAAAAAAAGTTTTATAGGATATACATCTGAAATACCCAAGTTAAACTTTTCACATAATATTATTAAAGAAAGTGTCAATGAATTTTATGATAATACTAATTTTGTTGATAATAATATATGTTATTGTTTTAACGATTTTACTGTAAAAAATACATATGATTTTTCAATTGAATATATTAACTTTACATTTGATTCAAATAAAATAATTTTATCAAAAAAATATTTCAATACGTTTTATTATAAAGATAATTTAACTAAATTTTCAATTAAATTAATAAATGAAAATAAAAATTTAATTGTTAGTGAATATATTTTAGATAATACTAATTTAACATTGGTATTTGCAACTAATATTACTAGTCAGCCTATAAAATTAAGTGAATTTATAAATTCAAGTATTCCATTAGTTCATTTTTCAACTACGAATAATATACTAAAGAATTTTACTGATTATTCTCAAAATAATTTACCAATTAATCATTTAAAAACAACAACTACGGATTTGGTAGGAACTCAAAGTGATAATATTAGATATGAAATTTATAATAAGGATACAATTTTGAATAAATTTATTGATTTAAATAACATATATTTTGATGAGGATATTAATGATAATTATGATTATTTTATGTATTTTTTAAAAAAAAATAATAAAAATTTAACATTTAAATTAAGATTTATTTTAACAGAAACATTTGATAGTGTGTCATATTCAAATGCAATGAGTAATATTGATACTATAATTACTAATATGGTAGACAAACTAAATATTAATGAAGAAGATATTGAATTTAAAAATTTAATAATTGGCGAAACAGATAATAGTCATATAGATTACTATTTTAATGTTAAAAAAAATATTACATTGAATGACTTGAATACAAAAATATCAAGTTTAAGTATTAATATATTATATTATGTAAATTTATCAACATCTAATACTATATCACTAACTTTAAATTCAATTGAAGAAATTTTAACAAATAATTTATATATAAAAATATTACTTGAAAAAAATGGCGGTGGTTATAAAATAAAAAATAAAGATAATACTACAACTCTATCTATTAATTATAATGATTATTATTCTATTTATATTGATATTGTAAAATTACCAATAACTAAAAATATTACAATTAGTGATAGTGATTGTGTTTATGAAATAAGTAAAACATACCCATTTATTTTTTTAAATAAAACATCATCTATATATACTGATAATAGTAGTATATTTTCAACTTTAAATACAATATCTAATTATGATAACAATAACCCTGTTAAAATTGTAGATATTACTTCTACTTATATTAAATTACATGTTATTGGTGATATCCCAAGTAGAAGTGTCAGTACAAGTATTAATATCGAAATCTTTAATAATTCATATTTACCCAATTTTTATAATTATACAACAAAATCATCAACTGATTTATCTATTATTGGAGATTTTATGTATCAAAAACCAATGATTTTAAAAATATACAGTAAATCAAATGATTCTCCGGTATATTTGTTCTATAATATAATGAATAATAAAGATACAACTTTTTATGAAAGTACAAAATATTATATTAATCAAAAAGAAATATATCAATTACATGATATTGATTCAGATCAATTAAATAGAGATACTGCTACAAATAATACATATAGTACTGTTTTTGATAAACGTACATTAAAGCAAAATAATAATACAATTTTAACAGATATGTTAAGCAAATATGATAATATATTTAATGTTAATTATAAATCATTAGTGATTGATGTTATTGAAAAATCATATCTAAAATATATTGATTGTCATACAAATGTTTTTAAATCATTAAAAAAAACTACAAATTTTGGAACAACTATATCTAAGATATATGAAAATGTTGAAAAATTAAATAAATTTAAAACTATTAATGGAAATATTTCATATAATCTTGATTTTAATAATTACGACTTATTTGAATATGATTATTATTCATTATTTGCATTTACTTTATATAATCATACTAACGTTGATATAAATATAGAAAATGATAAAATATTAATTACAAATTTAAATTCCAAATACAATATTAATAAAGAATTAATAAATTATCCCTGGGTAGGTTTATCAATAGAAAATCGAATCAATAGTAAAGTTAACCAATATTTACTAAATTTTAATAAATTTATGATAAATCAGATTGATTATTGTAAAAAAAATAATATTGTTGATAAAATAATAAATAATAATATTGAAACAGAATCAATTAATATTAAAAAAGAAAGTAATATGAGAAGTAATTATATTAATAAAATATATAATTATGATACATCTAATTTAAAATTATTAAATAATGATATATATTTAAATTATATTAGTAAAAATATTGATACAAAAACATTAGAATTTAAGAATACAAGTGATACTGTAAAAGAAAATACTTATATTGAAACATTTTACAATAATAAAAAAATACCTATAAAGTATGAAAATAATAATTATGTTACTAAAAGAGATAATATTTTTAATCAAAGCAGTGATAATATAGTATACACTGATGAAAAAATAAACAATTTAGAAAATTACAAAATGATAGGGTATGTTAAAATAAAGAATAATAAAATCGTATTAAATAATAAAATTAATACTGATTATAATTATATTGTATTAAATAATAAAACATATAATTATCCTATTAGTGATAAAAAATATAAATTTTATGTAAATGGAACAAGTACATATGGTCCATCTAAAGGACTGTCTGGATATTTTTATCCATTATCAACTACTAGTTACGATAATGATCATATACATACTTTTAATGAATTCCCCGGAATAACATTTTATATGCCGCAGAATGAAATTAATCATGGTCTAATTACAAATGTTGAAAGCGTTGCCCCAGTTGATTATTTTAATTATGCTTTAACAAGTGAAATAAAATTTAATAATATAAATGGTATTTATGGCAATGGTAAAGCATTGGTTAAATCGATAACTAATGTTAATTTAACTTTAACAAATACATATTTATATTACTTAAAAATATCATCAACCGTATTATCCTTATATTTAGATACATCAAAAAAATATTATTTTAAAATTAATGATTCGTATGCATATGGAAAATTCATTAATTCATACTTGGAATTAGTATCTATTAATGAATTAACATTTAATGAAAATAATATTATATATTATGAAGAAATAGTATTAGATGATTCTGATATATTTACAAATATATTAGATAATAATTTTAATAAAAATTTATCATTATCATATACAACTAAATTTACATTAACTTCTTTTATAATATTAGAATCATTGTTTTATAATTACTATTGTAATGAAAATACTGAATTTAATTCATTTACTTCATATATAGTTGATTTTAGTTCTGATAATGATTATCCACAAAATTATAATATTAATAAAAATATTTTAGGTAAAACAATATTTAATTTTAATAAAACAAGTGCAACATTAGATATTGTTATATATAAATCAACTGAAACATCGTTACCCCCAGTTAAAGTTGCAAACGATATTACTTTATATAATAATGTTGATGAAATAAATTGGATTAGTAAAGGTGGTTATTTAAAAATAAATAATAATGATTATAATATTAATAATTTAAATGAAATAGCTGAGAATAATGGAAACTATTTATGTTACTATGTAAATAATTCTGTAGTACCAGAAAATAATTATTACACAGATATCTATCAAAAAATGGATACGAAAAATACAACTATTACCATTAATCCATATACTAAAACATTACTTACCGCCAAATTATCTATTGACATAGAAGATATAATAAAAGTAAATAATATTAAATATCAAATAAATAAAATTACAGATACTTCCACACAAACAACCTTGAATATTAATTATTTAAGAACTGATTTAATTGATTTAGTTATTCAAAATTCGGAAAATACAAAGTATTTTAGACAAATATATTACGTTAATAATGCAAATTATTTTAATTATACATATTATAATTCTTTAAACGCCCTGGTTGATAACATGGTTGTATTAAGAACAAGTCAATTAACCAGTTCTACATTATTTTTAAGTAAATTAACTTTTTCTTCTTCGCATTCCAGCGAAACTATTAAATTAACATCTTCTAATAATAACATATCCATTGAAAAATTAGATAATTTAAATTATAACATAAATTTAATTAATTATGATAATCTAATTAGAGAAAAAGAATATATTACTAATTTTATTGTTAGTTCTAATGATAAAGACGAGCTCATAATATTTAGATTTATAATTTCCAATACTTATTTTACAGATAATTTATCATACGATAATGTTAAATTAAAAGAACCTATATATATATCTACGAGTACAACTAAATATTTAGATATCCCTTCTTCGTATACAATAAATAATTATGATTTATTTTACCTATCAAAAGTGTCAAATACACAATTAAGTACTAAATCAACATCGTCTTTTGATAATTTTACTATATATGGAAATAAATATATCCAGTTTGATGAAACAACTAGCAATGAATTACTTGTTGAAAATAATAATAATAAAAATAAAATAATACAAGGTGAATATAATAATTGGGAATATATAGATAATGTCAATATAACCACTATAGATGAAATTAGTGCTATTCAAAATGATATATTACTTTCATATTTTAAATATAAGTATTTGCCAATTATATTAGTTTCTAATGATGTTATATATTTTAGAGAAATTATAGATATTGTTGATAATAAGTTAAAACTATCCGAAAAAGTTAATTTCACAGAAGCAGATATTTATATGTATCCATATTTACCAACTTATATTGATTGTAATATTAATCTTGAATATTTTAACCAGGTGTATTATATTTATACCAATAATTCAAATGGAATGGTTTTAGAAAGGAATGAGGTTATTAAATTTGGCACAAATGTTTTACAAATAATGTATTTTTCAATAATCAAACAAGCGTATGTTTGTTCTTTAATATCTCAAACTTTTGAATATTTTAACGGTACTGGATATTATAGTTTAGGAAAGATAAACAACTATTTTAATAAAAATAAATATTTATTAAGTAATAATATTAATAAAATATTCAAATATGAACCACATACTAATATGCTATATGGCGATTATTATATACATGAAAACAAGATGAACATATATCGAGGGACTGAAAGTTTTTCATCTAATAATGTATTTAGAAATATAAATGGATCTCAAGTATCATTATATTACTATAATAATGAATTTTATTATGATATTCAAAGAATTAAAATTCAAGAAGATATGAAATTATATTATAATAATAATCAATTAATTGTAAAAACAATAACTGGTAATAAATTCACATTTACAAATTCAGATAATTTAACATTTACTAATTATACAAAATACGATGTATATGCACCAAATAATATTTTTGAAACAAAATCAGTTTTAATATCTAATTATATAGTCGATAATATTAAAAATGGATTTATGTTATATGAAAATAATTTTTATACTATTTCAAATTATAAAACAACAATTCAAAGTTTATACGGTAATGTATTAGTATTTGATATCGATAATGTTAATATTAAATCTGATTTTAATAATCCATACATTCTTACAAGTATAAATGATAATTTTGATAATTCTAATATACCATTATGTTTTAAAATGAATATTAACTCTGATGATGATATATATTTTTATAATTCTCTTTATGACGATATATCGTTCAAGTATTGTTACTTTCAAAAAGTGTTAATAGATGGTGCATATTTTAATATTACAAGAATAGAGAGTAATAAGATTTATATAAATAATAAAATAAATAATTTTAACTTAAAAATTAAATCTGGGTATTATGAACTTTTAATAAGTGCATTTAATGTAAATAATACATATATTACATCAAATAATTATGAATTAAATAGTTCTTTTAACTATAATTATCCTACTTTTAAGAAAGATAATAGTAATATCAATATTTTATTTCATAATAATAATAATACAAATAATTATTCGTATAATTATATTGAAGAAAATCTAACCAGTAAGATAAAGAATAATAAATTTATTTATTTAACACAATCTGAAAAATTAAACGAAATTAAAAATATTAGTGATATTTGGAATAATATGAATCGGCAGTTTTTTACTGATAATTTTATTAGATTAAGTGAAGACTCTTATAGTACAGATACATATTCTATATATCTTAAACAAGAAGATTTGCATCTTAATATTATGAATAATGTTTTAATTGAAGAAATAAATAGTAATAATAAATTTTTACACATTGTTAATATAGAAATAATTAATAATTTTATGAAAATTAAAGATAATTATAAATTTGAAAATATTAATGATTCTGTATTTTATTTACATAAAATTGTACCAATAAGAATTACCAAAAATAATTATATTCAAATTTTACAACCGGATATTTGTGAATCAAAAGAATTAAATGATTTAAATAATTTAAATGATAATAATGATAATAATAACATTCTTGAATATAAGGTATTTTTAAAAGTAACTTTTGATATAAAACCAATATATAATAAAATTACAAAATTATGGAAATATAATATTACAATACACAGTGATATAAATTTAGAATATATACAATATTTATATTTTGATAATTATAATAATGAAAAAATCACATTAACTTTGGTAAATGAAGGCACGTCTTCTAGTGTGAATTATTACGTTACTAGTAATTATTTATTTACAGAAGAAGATAAAACAACACATTTTTATTACATTGCTACAAATTATATTAAAAGTGTAGATTATTCAACTTTATCAACTAAGGAAGATTATGATTTAACCGATGCCACATTACAAACAAATATTACTAATAATAATATAAATGATTACAGATTATTAAGCAAGTGTAAATTAAATAATACAAATAATAATTACTATTTTTCAATAGTTGGTAATAATTCATCTAATATTAATATTGGTGAAATAGATGGTACGTATTATTTTAATAATACAAATAAAATTCAAAGTTTTAAATTAACATCTGATAATTCATACAACTTACTTTTAGATTTACCTTTATTTGATTTAAGTAATAATATAACAGATAAAAATTATATTTATTACAAGGATGAAAAATTAAATGATAGATATTACATAAAACAAAAAGAGGTTTCTCCATCATTGCCATCAATGATAAAAATATTAAATGATAAAAATATAGATATTAAATTAATATTAAATTTTATAAAACCATGGAAAGATTGGTCGTTATTATCACTGAGTAATGATTCTGATTTCAAACAATATATTAAAAATTATAAAATAAACTATAATGGTACAAGTATTACTTATACATTAGAAACAACATCGTATTTTACAAGTAATGAAATTAATTATATTACATTATTTTTAGAAAATACATATATATATAAATCACATTATTATGCAACATTAACAGAATTACATACACTGGAATCATTTTTATTATTACAATTAGCTGAATTAATAAATTATGACTATTTTTGGAATAATACTGACACTATAATAAACTCCATTGTTAAAAATTTTAAGAGTACAAATAACTGGATATTTTATAATAATACAATTATGATTGATTATGGAACACAAAAAGAAATAGATAAATATCCTAATTTATTTGAAAATGGAAATAGAAAATATTATTTAAGTAATGATATTACTGTAAATTTGAGTAATGATATAATATCTATATCAAGAAATATTTCAATAATTAATAATAATGTATCACAATTTTTGTCAAAATCTGGATATAACTTGAATGGATTTAGTATTGATACATTAATTAAAACATTAAAAAATTTAAGTGTAAATAGATTAAAAATAGTAGATGAACATAATGTATATTTAAATCACAAATATCCATCTATACTCAAATTTTTATTGAATAAACAATTTAGTAAATTTATTGATGATGATAATAATGGATTAAATAATTTAAATAATGATTTTTATCAAATAAAATATTCACAAGATATTAATAGTATTCAATCTGGTCAATATATTGATAATATGTTTAATATTAAAAATTTTGGATTAAATACAAATGGTAAAATAAAACAAAATAATTTTAATGTTTTAGATAATAATTATATTTTAAATATGTATGAAAATAAAGATGTTGGTAATGAAGATATTGATATTAAAAATAAATTAACAAGTGATCCATTATTTTATTATAAAATAACTTTTGACGATAATACTAGCCAAATATTAACTAGTTCTAGTGAATATTCATTAGAATATTCAGGGACAAATTATTCTAATACAAATAATAAAATAAATAAATTAAATATTACACGTCCAAAAATATTTAGTGATAGTATTATATTTTATTCAAATGAATTAATAAAAGATAATGATATTATCGTAAATGTTAAAGATAAATATACTATTACAGAATTTGTAAAATGTGGTTCTCTATATGAATTAACAATTTCATCATTAACTAAAATAACCAAAGATACTGAAATATATTTTAACGATTTTAATAAAGTAAAATTATTAGAAATAACATCAACTAAAATAAAAGTATTATCTGAAAAAATAATAGATAGTTTATATAATTTAAGAATTATTGATTTATGTAAAATTTCAACAACTACCCAAGAATCGTCTATTACTTATCTAACACTATCTTCTAATATATCCAGCATTTACATTGAAGATTACACATATATTAATATAAATGATAAGAACTATATGTTATATTTTGAAAATAACAAGTATTATATTGACAGTTTAGTTACAATTAAAAATAATAGATTGTATAAAGTTACAAGAAATATAAATATATTAGAAACAGAAGTTAATTCATTATTTGTTGCGGATATTACGATTGATAAAAATTTAGAACATTATTACTACTATAATCAGACAGATAACAATTTAGATGAAATAAATTTTACATCAGATAAATTACATATAAAAGATGTAGATTTATTAACAAAATCAAAAATAAGAATATATTATCAAATGAATAATTTAAATATTGATGATATAATAACTCATTCATATAATATCAGACAATCACAATATTATAATATTGAAACTATTAATAATATGAATAAATATTTATATAATTTAGATATAGACCTTTCAAATAAAAATAAATCAAATATAACATTAACAATCGGAACTTATTCTTGTGAAATAGTGGATAATCAAGTAAATATCTTAAGTTTATATTTATCATCATTTATAAATCCAATCTCGTTAAATAAATTAACATTAAAAATAAAGTATACATATAATTTACAAAATATTAGCAATATTGGTAATGAAATATATGCAACAATTCCATCTGATTTTATTTATAATACTGATTATAATTATTACATAAATGATACAAGTACAAGTGCAACTATAAGTGTAACAAATAGATTAGTTATTTTAGTAAATGATAGTAATGATATCGATTTTAATTCAAATATAATTTTAATTGAAGAAATAATATTAAAAACTGGGAAATTTAATATAACAAAACCAATATTTAATAATTTAATGCAGATAGATTTAACTAAAAATTATAATCCACAAAATAAAACATCAACTTTTGATAATTATTTATCTGTTTTTGATAACAATATATCCGGTAGTATGTTTAATTATGTTTATTATTATAATATATCTTTAACGTCATCAAATATTAATTTTACTGATTATATGTATTTAATATACAATAATAAAACATATAAATTAAGAATAATAATGATTCAACAAGACGAAAATACATATAATATTAAATTAGGTAGTAATGACTTGTTTGAAATAGAACAACAACTTGTTGTATATACAGAAGATTCTAATAATTCATTTATAGTTACATTAAATGTAGATAATATTAATTTAATTAAAACAAATTATTATAAAAACATTGATAATAATACAATTCAAGTATATGTTAACAATAATTTATTAAATTATAATAAAGATAATAATGTAACAACAAATGATTATACACTATTTACAAAATATTCGGATATATCATTGAATAATACTTCATATAAAAATGTTGGTTTTAATAAATTTAATAATAATACAGAACAAATTACAACAATTACTAAGGAATATAAAGAGGTTGAGTTTGTTGACGAGATTGCTTATAAGTTTTTTAAACTTATAGAATTTACTATAAATAACAAAACTATTGAAAAATTAGATTATGATTGTTTTAAAATACTATTTTCATTCTATAATTATAGATATTTTGATACAAGTAATTTTTTTAAATTAAAAAGAAATGGTGATTTTTATGAATTTTATTTATTATTACCTTTCTTTTTTACTAACAAGCAGACTAATGCTTTACCGCTCTATATGTTACAAAATGAAAATATTAAGATTAAATTCGAATCTTCAAAATTAAAAAATATTATAGATAGTATTCAATATAGTAATTACAAAGTAACCAAAGAAGTGAAACCAATTATTGAATTCCATTATGCATATAATAATATGGATTTTAAACAATTAGAAAAGATTGATAGACAATTAATTGAAACAATGTATTTATATCAAACAATTATTTTAAATAAGAAGATTGAATATAATATTATTAAAATACAGAGTAGAATAAAAGAATTTTTTATTGCAATAAAAAACAAAGTTATAAAAATATCATACGAATATGATAATTGGTATTCATTATATTTATCAAATTATGAGAAATATAAAAATAAAAATAAAGAAAATACGAGTATATATGAATTAGAAGATTATTATATATTTAGATTAATAGATGATGAAATTAAAAATAAATCAAATAGAGTTACACAAATTAAAAATCACCCATTACTTAAAAATTATGATATTAAATATGTTATATATTTAGATGAAAAATATTTAGATTATATTAATGAAAATCTTAATAATTTAATAACACCGTATTCTAATAAAATTACAATATTATCATTATACTTTAATAAAATACATATAAATAAAAAGATTGAAACTAAAGTTGATTTAATTAAACATATACAATTTGAACTAAATGGAATGGTATTAAAGAGCGAATCCTTTAGATATTATGGAAATCTATTACCATATTATAATGGTCAAAATCTAGACGATGACTATTTATTATATAATATGAGTTTCAATGCATTAGAAGAACAACCAACCGGTTTCTTTTGTTGCAATAATAATATGTCATTTGGTATTAAAACTACATTGAATGTAGATGATGAACCAGTATTTATTAAAATACTAACTAAAGAATATAAATATCTTATTTTTAATGAATAAATTTAAGAGAACCATTATTATTTTCTATTACAAAAACATTATAATAAACACCATATAATCTAATATTTATTGGATTTTGAAAACTTACTACTTTATTTAAGTTTAATTTTAAATAAGCATCATCTATTTTACTAAAATTTAATGTACCGTTCGGTCTATTGCTTTTTGGATTTTCGCAGAAAGAATATTTATAAATTAATTGATTTGATTTAAAACTATTTATGTAATCCATAAGATGTGTATAAAATTCATAATTATTTATATCTACCCGTGGGATAGAATTAATCATTAATTTTACTTTATTAATTAATGGCTCGCGGTTTTCAGTTATTGGAAATGATGAATAATTAAATATATCATTTAGTAATATATTAGTATCCATTATTGCCCTCCAGTATAATATCTTGTGTGGATGTGTCAGATTTAATTTATAATTATTGTTAACACTTGTTATATTTTTGTCTAATATATTTTGTACAAGTGGAATTATATAATAATGTTTTTTTTGTTTTTTAAAATGTTCTTTAATATTATTATCTAAGAATATGTAATCTACATATAAAAAAGAATCCTTAAGAGGCGGTGCATCATTAATAAAATAACTTTCGTCTTTTACTATAATACTATCTTCTTTTGGATTTAATTTAAAATTACTTGTTTTGCCAATAATATTAAATTTACTATTCAATTTATTTGAATTAGATGGAATTATAAAGTCATTATACACTTTATCATAATAAACCTTTTTATTTATATTATCAAAATGAACAAATTTTCCTATACATTTATCATTATTTACATTTTGTTCTATAATTTCTCCTTTTTTGTATAGACAGATATTTTCATTAATTTCAAAATAATTTGTTGGTGATTGAACATAACAATCTTCAAAATTATTTAATTCCAAATGTATTTTAATATCTTGTTTTGATAATAAGTATATTGGTAAAGATAAATATTTATCTAAATTAAAAAAAAATTTAAGTGGAATATGTAATTTATAACTTTCTTTTCCATTTGTAGAATCAGTTAATATTTTTATATTATTTCCAATTAATGTATCTAAATCAGAAAAATCATATTGATTTGTTTCATATAAAATATTTATATAATCATTATATTGTCTTTCAATCATTATACCATCTATTTCAACATCTATATATTTTATTAATCCTAAACCAATTTTATTCATCCATGCAAATTTTTTTATACCAGCTGGTAAAACAGTATGATTTGATGGTGGGATATCCTGTAATTCAACATATAATGATATATTATTAATTAAATCACCGATTTTAGATAAATTTAAAGTAACGCGTCGTCCAAATGTTGGTATTGATTTAAAATATTGCGGTATATTTTCTATTTTAAAATAACTAACGTTTTCTATTACTTTTTTAAAAAATGTAATTTCAGGTTTACTATTTAATATTTCATTTTCATTTCCAACAGCTACTAATTTTAAAAGACCAAGTCCCATATTAATATTAAGTATAAATAATATTTAAATATATTAATTTAAATATTATTAAATTAATTTATTTAAATATTATTAAAATATTATTAGTTAGTTTTTTTTTAAAATAATTATAATTAATTTATATATATGTCTGAAAACAAAGTTATAAAATACTTTGGAGCTCATTATTGTCCTCACTCTAATAAAAATAGCAGGACTTATGATTTAATCAATCATTTGATTCCCGAAAAATATGAAAATGTACAAATTGAAACATTTTGGTCGGAAGATATAAATGAAGATAATAAACATGAATTTTTACAAGCAAGAGCTGAATATGTGCCAACAATTACAAATGATAAATATGTACACCTTAAATTATCTTTACCCAGTGAATTTAATACAGATAATAAAACAAATGTTGAAATACAAGAAGAATTATTAAAAAATATATATAATCAATTAGATAATGAACCGGATGTTGTAATTGATAATTTTAATAAAGTATTGGATGATAATAATCAGGATAATAATAAACCAAAAGGTATGTTAAAACAAATTTTTAGTTACTTAAATAACGATAATATTGTAAAAGGGGTGTGTATTTTAATAATTTTATTAGTTATATTTGGTCCTTTTTTATACGGAAATAACACAAAAATAAATAAAGATTAATGTGTATGTTTATATACTATTACTGTTGCATAAATAAAAATTATTAGTGCTATAGAAACTAATACAACAATAATTATATTATATTTTTCATCGTTATTCTCTAAATCATTTATATCTAAATTTGAATTTATTGAATTTAATTCGCAATTATATGAATTTAATGTTTTTTTTATTAAAATTATTTCGTCATTTATATTTTTATTTGTTTTAGATAACATATTTATATATTTTTAGATTATTATTTAAATAATAATCTAAAAATATATAAATGTAGTGTAATATTAACGAGCTTTCTTCATTTTATATAATTTATAATTTAATATAATTATTAAAATTAAACATATCACCATTAAAATAATAATTATATTATTATGTTTAATATCATTCTCTTTAATATTTTCTAATTTACATTTTTCTACATCTGTATTAAGATTTTTTATTTTATTAATATATTTATTCATTCGCATTTTCTTGATATAATCTAACTGTTCAAATATATCATTATTAGATGTACTCATAATTATATAGTTTTAGAATATAATTTAAATATAAATTAGCAATTATATAAGTCCATATAACTTTACTATAATTACTAATAAAAAAATAATTAATACTGATATCAAGACTAAATTAGTTAAATCTAAATTTTTAGATTTATTAATATTTATTTCTAGATTATCAACTTGTTCTTTTAAAATATCATTTATATCATCATCATATTTTGAAATATTAATATCACAATTTTTATTATATATATTTTTAACTACGTTTAATATTTCTCCATTATCAATAAAGGTACCAGTACTACCACTAATATTATTACAAGGAATATCTCCTAAATTCACAATTTGTGTATCACCCATTAATTATATATAGAAATTATTCTGATTTTAGTATTTTTAAAATACATATAATTCCTATTATATAAAATATAATAATTATAATAATTAATATTATTTTAGTTTTTATTTTATTTTCTAAATATTTATTTAATTTTATGTAACTATCTATTACATTTTTACCATTTTGAAATATCGTTTCAATATTATTATTACAGTTCGGATTTAGCAAATTTTTTATTAAGTTGTATATTACTCTTTTTTGGCTTTGAGCTACCGGTCCCCACACATTTCCGCTACAAGGTTCTATATCTGTCATTAGTTATAAATATATAGAAATTATTATAATTATATATTTATAACTTTTTTTTGAATTCTAGCATATTTATTTTACTTTTATCAAAATCACCAAATCCTAAATACGCACCATACCAATTTCCTGCCATTATTCCAGTACTATCATTATCTCCAAAATGTAATGCTGAAAAATAAACTAAATTATTAAAATTAAATTTTTTAGTTTTAAAATTATAACTCATTAATAGGGCATCGTATGCAAATATTACCGCACCTATTCCTGATGCACCAAATTTACTAAAATCAAAACTCTCTTTTGTTATAGCCGGTTCATATTTTACTAAAGAATTATATCTATCTGCACCAAATAAAAATTCTTCTGATTTATATTTATAATGATTTATTTTTTCTTCATTAAATTTATACCACAATGACCAAAATTGTTCTCTGTCTTCATTATATTCTTTATTTATATCGGTAGTTTTCATATATTTATCAATATTTGGTATAATATTTATTAACATTTTTGACCATTCGAATGGATTTATATTTCTTAAAGCTAAAGAACAAAAGTAAGCTGTTACAAAACCACCTAAAAACCCCAAAGTATGATTATGAGTTAATCGACTCGAAGATATAGATTCTTCGATTAATTTATCTAATTGTGTTTCTTTATAATATTTTAACCCAATATAAGCAGTTCTCATTGCTGCTCCATTACCACCCATACTTTTATTATACTTATTTTTTTTATTTTTTCTTAATAAATCTAAACTTTTTAATGTTGACATTCCCGAACCTCTTATTTTTTTTTTTAATTCTGATTGTATTTTTAAATATTCAGCAGTATAATTTTTAATACCACCTCCTTTTTTTATAGCATCCATAGTTGCTATCATCATAACAGTATCGTCACTTGCTTTCCAATCACTTATATCTATATCTTCTCCACCTAATGATAAATAATTATGTTGTATTTCATTCATTATAAGAATCGCTTTTTGAAGAGAATTTAAATCATTTCCAAAATTAAATTCCCATATTCCGTCTTTAAATCCAAGTGTATCTAAATATGAACCAATGCATAATGCAGCTTTAATATTGTTTTCCATAGTATATATATATAAATATATAGAAATATATATATTTATATAAAATGTCATTAGATTTTAGAAATTTAAAATTTAATTTATATGAATTATTGAATGTAAATTCAAATGCTACCGCAGAACAAATTAATCATAGTTATAGACACATTATTAAAAAATTTCATCCAGACAAAGGGAAATTAACAAAATTAGAAGAAGATATTTATTATGAAATAACATTTGCACATCATATTTTATCTGATTCTGATAAACGTTTTAAATATGATAATTATTTAAAAGTATATAATTCACAAAAACAAAATAATTCTAATAATTATAGTAATATCAAACAAGAATCATCTAAATATTTTCCAGATACAAAAGAAGAAGCATTTAAATCTTATTTAAAACAAAGTGAGAATCTTTATAAAAGACACGGAAATGTTAATGTTCCTAAAGGAAAATTAACAAAATTATTACAGGAAAAATCAAAAGAAAGAGAAAGTATGAAACCTATTTCAAAAGAAATTTATAGAGGTACTGACGATTTTAATAATACTTTTGAAAACAGAAAAAATGGAGGCGAATATAGTGATAATATTATAAATTATGACGGTGGTAATATTATACCATTTGAACTTGGTAAATCGACATTAAATCTAACTAGCTTAAATAATTTTCACAATATGTATACTAATGATACAGTTAGAGATAGGAATATGACAAGTTTAAGTCATGCTTTTTTATTACAACCACACAAAGAAATTGATGAAGATTTTGATTATGAAGAAAAAATATCTGGATATACAAATGATATTGATGTAAATAATAAATTTAAATTATTTCCTGTATAAACAATTGATGTTAATAATATATATTCTTAATATCGCATTCTGATTTGTATAAATTATTTATTTTATAAATATTTAATTTATAAAATAATTATATGGTAACTGCAGATGAATTAGTACAAGAACAAACAGAAAGAAATAATAAACGAAAGAAATATTTTAAAAAAGTTTATAGATTAGTTGAAAGACGAATAATAGATTCTAGTAAAATAAATTTGTATCAATGTTATTATGATATACCTCATTTTATAATAAATGTACCAATCTATTCAATGGATAACTGTAGAAAATATATTATTGATAAACTAAAAAAAAATGGATTTAACGTTAATATAATAAGTGAAAATAGAATAATTATAAGTTGGGGTTAAAATTTATCATATTTTTTGGAATTATAATAAAGTTTTCTTTCAAGTATTTTAAGTTTGCAAACTCGACACCGCGAGTTGCCTCAGCCAATGCTTCCATTTTTAAATCTAAACCCACATCACCTTCTTTTACTCCACGATCTTTAACATAATAGAATGATAGTATAATAAAAAGAGTAATTAAAAAAAATAATAAGAGAAATTTTTTTTCTTTATTATCACAAAAGAATAATAAAACATTTTTTACTGATGTATTAAATCTATCTATTTTAGTTGAAAATGTCTCTATTGATGATTTATAAAATGGTTCGGTGATAAATTGTTCATTTAATAGTTCTTTTTTTAATTTTTTTAGACATTTTTTACATTTAAATATATGTTCTATTGACATACAAGATGATATATGATTAGATGATGTATCATTAGATGATGTATCATTAGATGATGTAACATTAGATGATGTATCATTAGATGATATATGATTAGATGATGTATCATTAGATGATGTATCATTATCTTGATGTGAAGTAAAGTGTTCAACCCGTTTATTACAATTATCATTTGTTGTTTTATTTTCTGATATATTTGGCGTTATACCCCAAACATCATTATATGATGAATAATTAATCATTAATTTTAAATAGAAAATTTTAAATATAAAATTTTCTATTTAAAATTTTATATTTAAATTATAAAATATTTATATCGTCTAAAGCTAAAGAAAAGAATTATAATTATAAATATATGAATTCAGATACAAGTTCTGATCTTAATATTAACTTTATGGGAGATACAGGAAATAATTTAAATGTTCTTAAAAAAGATACAAGTGAAACTGATTATTATTTAGGATTAATTGCAAATCCTTCTAAAACTCTAGTAGACGATGCTCGTTCATCATCATCATTAGAATTAAGCGAAACTGAAAAAGAAGATAATTTATCTTCATCTTCTAAACCAACATTTGAAGAAATTATTTTACCTCAAATTTCTGAAAGAGAGGGTGGGCGAAATTCAAATAAAAGCAATTTATCTTCATCAGAAGATAGATTTTCACGAACTGATAGAAAGCATTCTGAAAGAAAACGTTCTGAACGAATACATATAAGTGACGCAGAACCAGAAAAACCAAAAAAACTGACTCCACAAGAATTAAGAATGAAAAAAATTGAGATGTTAAGAAAATTAAGTGAATTAAAATTAAGAGGATATAAATTATCAAGAGAATATAATTTTAATTCTTCTATTGAAGAAATGGAATACGAATATGATATGCTTAAAAGTTTTGCAGACAAAAGAAATGGAATTAAATTATATAAAAATTTAATATTAAACGGTTGCTCGGTTATCGAATTTTGTAATGATAAATATGATCCATTTAAGTTTAAATTATCTGGATGGTCTGAACATATGAATGTAGAAGTTGATAATTATGATGATGTTTTAGAAGAATTATATGAAAAATATAGAGGTTCGGGTGGTTCAATGCCACCAGAGTTAAAATTATTACTTTTAGTTATGGCATCTGCTTCAGCATTCCATTTCTCTAAAAATTTTGAAAGTAAAATACCTGGTTTAAATAAAATGTATACAAATAATGCAGGTGTCATCCCAGGAATGTTTAATGGAAAACAACCACCGCCTCAATTTATGTCACCCCAGGAATTAAATATTCAACAACAAAGAGAAGAAATGATAAGAGCTGAAAAACAAAAAAAATCACAAATGAGAAACCAGAGAGTTAATCAACAACCAAATACAAGTCCTCCAACTAATTTAAATCAAAATCCAATGTTCCAAAACAGACCAAATGAAAATTATCAAAATTCATTTCATCCAGTAAATGGAAATAATCAACAGATGGCACCACAGATGGCACCACAGATGGCACCACAGATGGCACCACAGATGGCATCACAGATGGCACCACAGATGGCACCACAGATGGCATCACAGATGGCACCAAACCCAATTATTTCTAAATCAGAAGATGTAAATGATATTTTAAGAAGATTACATACAAATGATGGAACAGAAGAAGAATCGAGCGTAAATAATGATAGAATTTTATCTGATACTACTGTAAGCGAAGGCGGTACTCGACGAAGAAAG